TTTTATTTAATATAGCCTATTGCAACTTTACCAAAATAATCATCTTTTCTTACTCCAGAAGTGAACAGCTTCCAATACTCGGAAGCTGTAAATTTACCGTTTCTGGATTCAAACCATTCAGGACTTTTTTGTATCATTTCAGGTTTAATTTGAATTGTTCGGCCTGTTCATTTGTGATTGCATTTTTTAAAAGGTCTTCATTAATTTCGGTTTCATTTTTGTAAACCTTTTTTGCATCAGCTTTTTTGTTGTCCTGAATTATCGGAATATCAAACATTTCTGAAACTGTTGAATCACCATCTTTTAAAGATTGAATCATTCCTTTCATGTCTGCAATTTGTTCTGATTTAATTTGATTTACAGAGTTTAACCCCATTGCGGCCAATAACTGTTTTTCATTGACATTATAAGTATCTTTGAAATATTGAACGGCTGCGTTCCTGGATTTAATCAATTTTGTTTCATCTGATAAATCGCCTGTAATTGTTTGAATTGCTGCTTTGTAAACAATGTCTGTTATCCCTTTTGGGATGACATTTAAAACAGCATTACGAAATGCAATTGAATTACTGGCATTTCCTGTAACTGTAATCATGTCATCATTGAAGCGGCCATTTTTACCAGATATTGAACGCCTTACTTCTACCTTACAAGCGTAATTTGTTTCTAAATCAAAACAAACGGCTTCACTTATTACCTGTTTATCAGTAACCTGTTTAATCCTTGCATCAACTCTAATATTCCCGTATTGTTGCGCAATAATACGAGCTAAATGGACACTAGGACCCGATAAAGTTTTGCCACCTCTAGGTAAAGCGTATCTGCATGATTCAGCAGTTTCTTTGTCCATTGCTACGACTGCAATACAATTGTTTTTAATCCTTACCAAGTCGCGCGGATAACGCTTTGCAGTACTGATTTGTATATCAAACTCTGCTCTTTGTTGGGCTTCTATTATTTCAACTCCGCCCGATGATTCAATAATTTCTAAGTTTTCCATAAGTTTTATTTGTTTCTTCAAAATTAACTACTAATTAGCTACTAAACTATGATATTTATCATGTTTTTAATAATTCTGGGTTTTCGTATATTATTTCAATAAATAACTATGTTCGTAAATGTTGCCTATTATTTCACAATCTTCCGGTCTACTTGCTTCATTAAAAAAATGGTCATACATCCATCCTGGATTCCTTAATGAAAATGATGCGTACTTTTCATTATAAACAACTTGCATTATAATTTCACCGTCTTTTACAATGTCTCCTTCAAAAATTGGTTGACCATCTGGAAATTCTTTTGTACGTTTTTTGTCTCTTAACCCCGTGAATTCTGAAATAATACAATTATCACAAGTATCATAATATCCTGAATAAGCATCTAAATGAAAATTATTAACAACACCGTCCAATGATATTTTAATCCATTCTCCATCAATCCATTCTTTTTGAATTTTATCCCAAACTCTAAATTTAATTTCTCTCATAACTCAATTGTTTAAAAATGTTTTTCACGCTCCGATAAAATAAGCTCGCTAAATTTTCTAATTTTTTGGAGCCGGAATGATAATTTCAAGATGTGATTTGAATCAAAAGTTTCTAAATTGATTCTCTCTATCTTGCTTATTATTGCATTAGCTTCTATATTAGTCAATTTATAGTCTTTTAGCCCTTTTAGGACAATATTATAATAGTTCATTACAATAGAATCTCCGACTTCGATTTTTGTTTTAAAATCTTCAATTCCATGTATTAACGTTGAATGGTCACGGTTTACATGCCTTGCAATAATCACAATCGGATATGATTCTAAGAAAATTTGTTTGCTAAAATAAAAGAATATATACCTGATTGTAACTAATTCTGTTTTTCTATATTTCGATTTGACCGCTTCTACATTAAATCCTGTTAGCTCGCAAATTCTAATAAGCAAACTTTCGATTTGTGGTATTGTTTCAAATGTTTTTTTGTTTTTCATAATCCTAAATCTTTTCTTATATCAATATCAATGTATAACCCATTACCATCATTTTTTTGATTAATTTTAATAGCATCCATGATTTGTTTTTTACTGAAAATCGGTTTGTTTTCTGAAATCCATTTTTCGGCTGATTCTTTTGATGAAAAACAATAATTGATATAATCAACAGGATATTGTTCTTTACTTAATTTTGCAATTTTAAATTCAATGCTGATATCAGTCTCAACTAGATAGTACCCATCTTCTTCAAAAATTTCAACCTCGTCAAAAGTTGTAAATAAAGGTTCTTTTATTGGTTCAAAAATTCCGGGGTAATTATCCATTTTTACAATATGCTTAGTATTTATAGAATAATTATTTGAATCAGCATTAATAATATCATTTTTCCTAAAATTACTGCCAGGGTAATCAATTAATACTTTATATTTTTTCATTTTGCTTTTTCGAATACGTTAAAAATCTTTGTGAATATCCCGTAATTAGTTTTTATGATGTTACGGGCGTGAGTTTCGTCTAAAGCTTCAATCTCTTTTACAATATCAGTTGTAAAGGTTTTAAAAAAACGGCCAATTTTAGACCGTTTTCTTACTTGAAAATGACAGTCAAAAAGCATTAATGAAGGTATTTGAAGTCTTCGCCTGTGAGCGCATTCCCTTTAAAACCGCTTATAGTGTTATTTCTTTTTTTGATTAGTCTAAAAAGAACAAAAAGACATACCAGAATTAATAATGCAATTAAGATTTTCATAACTACTTTTTTTAATTGTTAATAATTTTTTTTCACAAAATCAGCAATTTCCTGATTAGTATTGCTGTATTTCCACTTAAAATCATGGTTGGTAGTCGGGCTGCCGGTATTCCGGTTCAGTATTTAAGGGTTTTTAATTCCCTTTTTTTGTTTTTCATTTCTCTCTTTTTTAAGTTAAGCCCCGGTGTTACCCGGAGCTATACTATTTATACTTTCTCAATTGCTGAGATAATATCAGCGAATGAATCATAAACAAAAGCATTATAATCAGGTTGTTTAATCCTGTTTACTGCTCTCAGAGATGCGGTAATGGTCTTACGATCATAAAGAGCGTCGTTTTCGTTCTGCTCAAAAATTTTGATCTCAATACCACGTTTCATGAATAAAGCATCTTTCGAGAAGTCACCAACGAGAAGGTCGCCAGCTGTAACGAGGTTACTTTCGTAAACCTTAACACCTTTTACAACTGTTCCGTTTGCACTCATGAACGGAGGAAGCAGGTAAATCCCTTCAGATGATTTCGGCATGTCCATTGCGGCACCATCAGCAGGGTTTATAAATGCGGCGGTTGCGCTGTATTCAGCAACCCTAAGCTGCATAATTGCTGCCCTGATAGCGTCAAAATGATTCGGTGATATGATGCTATTGGAAAGCGCTGTATTTGAAAAAGCAGATGCAATGCCAGTGTCAGTGATACCCTGGAGCTGTGGAGTTGTTCAGGTGCCTGAATAAACGTACTGCTCACGGATTCTTTCGATTCCTGTGAATAGTTCGAGATTGATTTCTGACATCAGAAGATCCCAATCTTCAAGAGAACGGTTCTGAACCTTAATATAATGTCCGATACGTTCAACTGGCATGGTTCTCTGTATGTAAGTCATGTCAGACTGAGCATAAGAAGCACCTTCTGCAACGGCTGCGGCAGACGCTGTACGTGCTGATCTTTCAACCCATGTAAGGGTATCACTTGAAATATTGCCTCTTGAAATAAGGTCAAGAAGTGTCGGGATACGATCCGGTGCTTTACCAATACCAGCTTCACGGAAAGGAACAACAACGGCAGTCGCAAGAGCAGAACCGCTCAGGTTAGTTGCTGTATCCATAATTGCTTTTACCTCAAAGGTAAACGGCTTTGAGTTCTTTTCTTTCAGGTCTTTTACACGACCGTCATAGGCCTTTTTCATTTCCACAAAAGAATCTTCTTTCTTTCCGAAGTTTGCATCCTTGCCAAATTTTGACTGAAGTTCATCGAATGATTTCTGAAGTTCATTTGCTTTCTTTTCAGCAGCTTCATACTTTGTGAAAAGTTCTGCTTTCTGATCTTCGTTGGCCTTTTTGAGATCGGCAACGGCCTGTGCTTGCTTTGCCTGTTCGGCTTTAATTTCAGCCTGAAGGGCTTTTAATTCTTTTTCTTCCATTTCAATTATTTTTTAATTCATTTAAAATCGTTGTTAAAACTGTTTTGGTATCAATCTTTGCCGGCTCTTCATTTTTCGGAGTGATAACAATCGGCTCTTTTAATTCGAGTGACTTTATAATTGATTTTATTTTTTCTATTTCTGATTCAAACGACTCGCATGATTCGTCTGTATATTTACCATTCTTTAATGCCTTATTAAGTGCATCAATACGCTTTGTAAGGTTTGCCAGCACTTCTACGTTTTCACCCTTTGCGCTTGTTATTTCGGTTAATGAATTTGCACCCCATGTAACAGATGAATACTCCCATAACTTCAACTCAGTTAATCTTCTGTACTTAACAATCCCCCCGTTCATACTCTCCTCTTCTTCCCTGTCTTCGGACTTAATAGTATTATAACCTATTGAAAGTTCGGTTATAATTTTATCAATATGCTGCTGAAGTTTGTCCTGTGAAAACTGATCTTTGCCAAATTGAGTTTCAAAATACAAGCCCTTTGCATCTTCTTTGAGAACTAATGGCACTCCGATAGGCTGCCATGAGTCATGCTGCCATAGGTGTTTAATGCGAGGCTTTGCGCTTCCCGGGCCACGTTCTGTGATTGTTTTGGCAAATGCACCCGGCATTATCATATCATCATCAGAGTCAATGTTTCCAAAGATCGAGGCGTAACCGGTAACTATGCCGGTTTTTTCGTCTGCGTCTTTGAGTTCAAAATTACTTTTTACTGAAAAGCTCATAATAATATCTTTTTAAACCTCATATCCAATCGTGCAGTAACAGTTAATCACTTCCGCTGCTTCTGCTCTCGTATCTCCCGGATGCCTCAACCCCGGGGAATATTCATACGACATTTCTTTCGGCCCTTGTGCTTCAAAATCTTGATGAGTCGGCCTGTATGATTTTCGTCCCGGAATAAATAACCATACTTTTTTAACACCTTCCCCATTTTCCTGAGCTGCCATGTATGACCCCGTATTTGCTGCGCTTCCGCATTCTGTCATTGCTATTCTTTGCGCCTGCCAGTTCTCTATTTCAAGAAGATCGTTAAGTAGTGACTCTTTAAGGAGCTTACGTGTATCAGGTATTCCTAATCCATCCAAAGCCGCTTTGTCAAGTACCTTATCAATAACCAAGTTAATTGCTTCCTGTTCAGTTGTCATTATTGCGTCAAGTTTCTGAAGCGTTCTCTCAGAAGCGTAACTTCTCATTTTGCCTTCCCAG